CAGAGTGAAGACCTGTAATCTGACCTGTGATACCTCGGGCAGCACAGGATAAGTCTTGTGTAAACTTGGTTCTAACAGCTATGTTAAAACCAAGTGCATTATCTTTATCGTTTTCCCTAGGTACCAAATGCTGACAATATGGTACTACGGAAAGGATTTTTCTTGCTTGAGATACGAAGTCAATGGCTTTACCTTGGGTATTTGATAATACTAGAAAGGTGCCATTGGGGTTTCGTAACCATATCCAACTCGCCAAACAAGCAGTAATGGTGGATTTACCAGTACCACGGCCTGCTGCAATGATCTGGTCATCTGGACCTTCTTGGATTTGGCGAGCTAGTTCATATTGGATTTTAGTAGGTTCCCCAAGACCCAGATGCTTGAAACAGAAATATAAATGGTTTCTAAAATCATCAATCACTTCTTGTGGAACTTTCATCTAACCTCCTTAATAAGCAGCCTTCTTAATTTTAAAAGGTGCTTGCTCACGAAGAGCTTCTTCAACAGCTTCAATTGCCTCAGACGGAATCTTGTTTACCTGATCCTTATGATCGCTGAGGATACCGCGAACGACGGTATATAAACCAGGAGTTTGCTTATCGGGATTGTGTAGATCAGAGATTAAACAATCAATAAGTAATTCCTGTAATCTATTTAACTTTTCTTTCATTAATCACCCTTACCAAAAAGCTTTACAATCTTAGAGATTGGGAAAATATGGCCGACAATGTAACCAAAGAGGCCAAGCATACCAGCAAACCAAAGACTACCAATAAACGATTCGATATTAGCTAACATAGATTACTCCTTTGTTTTCTTGTATGCGGCATCAAAAGCGGGATCAGACGCTCTTAATGCTGCTACTAATTCCCTGGTAGTGACGGGATCGTCCGAAGCCAGGGTCTTGCGGACTAGTTTAGCTTCTTCAACTTTCTTTTTAGGAACAAACATCCCTAGAGAATAAAAGAAATTTCGAGTTAAGTTACCTACACCTAGGTACCATAGAATAGCTAGGACACCTAGGATACTTAACCCTATGAAGATATAATTAATCATAGTCCCCCACCAAGGTACTATATCTTGTACTTTAGTTAGGTCTACTATGGTTATTTTAGTTGTTGCAATAATTTTTTCTTGCTCTTGTACTCCAGCCTTAGCTTCTTTCTGGACTGATTGTACATCAATAAGCTCGGTTTTAGCGGCTTCTTCTATTCTTTCGAAACGCTCTTTACTAGATTGAGCTAGAGTAGAAATCTTATTGGCATTATCTGCAATAGATTTAACTGGGGATTTGCAACTAGCTAAAGCAAAGACAATTAAAAGAAGAATTACAACTACGGGTACATCAATTCCAATTGATTGTTTTTTCGACATCAGAAACCCTTTTATCAAGTTTATCTATGGTTTTTTCAATATGCTCAATCCGAACAATTGTAGATTGAAGAAGAGTTTTAATTTCTGTAAGGGTAACTTCTATGGAAGAAATTCGTTGATTAATTATATAGCCCACCCATATTAACGACCCAATGAATGTAAGAGATGTAATTAAAGATTGTAAATCCATAGAAAACTCCTTAAGGTACAATCCAACCATTAGAATTTAATAAAGTTGAAGTACCATCGGAATTAAGAATAGATAGTTTAATCCAAAGATTACTTGGAATTCCCATTCTTGAAAACTTAACAGCACATTCATTACGACCCGCAACTAATTGAGGTTTGCCTACGGCTGTCCACTCATTAGTTGGTCCAGCATTACTATAAAGATGATCATAACCACTAAGCCCTAAATTATTTGAATCGGTCCTTGGATCGTTCCATATAGGAACCTTTAATTCAAAAGTCCAAGGACCTAAGTCTTTATCTGTATCTTCGGTATTGTCCTGAGCAGCTGGTACATAGGTACTAGTAGGCGTAGATTGAAAAGCTCTTCTAAAAATTCGACTATAGCCGATTGATTTTAGTCGTGGAACAGAAATACATAAAGTTAAAACATATCTTGCAATACCGTTTTGCTCTTCAAAATGCTCATTTTGTACATATATAAATACATTTTCTTTATTAAACTTAGCTTTCCTAAAACTAGCATTTATATTGGATTTATTTTTTTTAAAGATTTCGCTTAAAGTTGTTTTATTAGCCGTAGTTAAGTCCGTTTCTTCACTAAAACCGTAATCTACAATAACAGCGGTTTGAGGTGTTGCAGAATTGTGAGCAGGGTTGCGGAAAACTGCCGTTAAAGTTGGTTTTAAAACTACTCTAAACACATATTCATCTCTTGGGTCTGAAACAAAATTATGAGCTTCTGAAAACAATTTATTATAATCTAAATTAAATAGATGAGTACCAAGTGATCCATTCAATTGTCGCTCTCCGTTTGGAACATTTCCCTCTTTTAGAAAATTATTTGGTCGATATAGCCAAGGATAGATAGTACCAGATCGAGGGGGATTAGGACCTGTTGTGGCTGGATTAGTTTTAAGAAATTTATTTGCAAAGAAATCACCAAAGTTGTTTGTTGTATTTGGACAGTTATAAACCATCCACTCAATATCCGCTTCATTAAAAGATATATTGTCCGGAGCATCATCACTCCAGCGTGAGCACCACGCGCTCCACACTTTATCACTTTTGTATATACCACCTGTTGCATATTGAATAGTTGAAGTACCTAAAGTAGATTCTTGTTCTGCAACATGTCGACCAGTAAACCGAGTACCCTTCATTAAATTAACAAACGCGTTTTCAATTCCAAAAGTTGCTGTAGAATTATTTGCAAAAGCTAAAGCATATTTATTAAAATAAATAATTTGTGCAGGCATTTTCCAAAGAACATCTGTTGCATCTTCTTCTGTTTCTAGTCGTTTAAATGAAACATTATTAAACCCATTATAGTTAGCAGCTAGCATTTTGTTCTTAAAGGTTCTAGCTGTTTTATCTCTTCCTTTGTTTGTACCAGATCCTGTGTTGTCTGCCCTAAAACCAGCAAAAGCAAAGTCGCGTAGCTGTGCTAAATAGTTGTCTCGGTCAATTCCCTCATTATCGTTTAAATTAGTTTGAATTATTTCAGGTGTAATAATGTCACTTAATGCATAATAATTGTCCGTTATTTCATTAATAATAGGTAAATTGCTGAGAGATGTGGTGTAGCATTCAGGGACAGACAAATAAAATCCTTTATCTTCAATATTATATCCATATAGCTTAGATTGAAATGTTATAGTATTTTCCCCTGTATATAGCTCAGCCCAATAAGCATTTTGTAAAGCTTCTCGTTCATATAATTCACCAGTAGATTTGCCTAGATTAGTACCTGAGTATTGTAAACTTTTGGGATTTGACCACATATCTACATTGTATAATTCTAAAGGTTTATCCCAAAAAACTGTTCTAAACGAATCTAATGGTTCGCCGCTATCAGTATCTTCCCAAGCTGGGTAACGCCTAAGATTTAAGTTCCAATATAGCTGGGCTTTAATGGGATTTCCTGTGTTTGTCTCAACAAGGTTTACAGCATTTAAGACCCGAGTAAAGAAATCTTCAACAGCGGTATTTTCACTTCCAGGAGGTTGTTCGCTTGATGGAAGAGTATTTTTAATTACCCCATAAACAGTAGGAATATTGGGTATAACCCACCTCTCGGTGTCTTTAAATGGATTCCATTTGTCCGCATTTAAAGTAATTGCGGAATCATTTTTAGCTTGATTAAGGGAAGCTTGGTTTTTGTAATAAGCCCAAACATTAAACTCAAAATCATTTGATAGCATAATAAAAGGTGGGGTAAAGTTAACCCAATTAGATCCATTATAGCGAAGTAAATCACCTGTATTTGCTGAAGTAATAATAACATCACTTAAGTTATCTAACGAGGGGCCTTCAATAAACCCTGCGGTAAACTTAGTACCATTCCAAACAAGTCCTTGATTAAGTTGGACCCCAGAAAGATCAAACTCTACAGGATAGCTAAGAGGCGAACCACTTATAATAAAACCATTAGTTGCAAATTCAATAAAGTCCCACTCAGTTGGGTTACTATCTGGTTGATTTCCTACATTTCCCGAAATCTTAGATTGATAGATCGATCCGTTGTAATTAACATATTGGTTTGCTGCGTATGTAATAGATACATTCCACGGTGTTACTTTAGCTGATAAAGGATAATAATGATTTTGTGTAGAAGGAACAAAAGTTTTTTCTTGTGAAATAAACAATAACTGCGAAAGCACAAGATTTAGTTGTTTAGCTGTAAGTTTAGCTCCTTCAACAAATGTACTAAACATTTTAGTATTGGGAGTGCATCTACGAATAATAATAGTTGCTTGACTGACAGCATTAATTAAAGTTACATTTTCGCCACTAATTGAGTAGTCAATTGCATAAGTAAGTTGCGTTTCGGTAACGCCATCATCTACATATACACAGATTTGATCTGATGCGGGGATATCGCAAAGTCGACTAATAGAGCTAAAGGAATAGGGTCCTACTCCTGTATTAGCATAGCTAACTTCAATAGAGGCCACACCATTAAATGAATCTAAATATTCTGGATCATCAGAAGAAAAATCAAAGCAGCCCATAGTCTCTCCTTACTCTATTGCAGTAGCCTTAGAACTTCTAAAGTTACCTGTAAAAGTTATATTAGTAATGTTAACGGGATTTGGAAATGAAGATTGAATAAAGATTTGTACCTTTTCCGAGAACGAAAGAATATTAACACTTTTTTCTCCAAAGGTATCAATTCGTAGTTGATCGGTTCGGGTAATAATATTATTAAGATCTGTTGGTTGGAACATTACTTCCGTATCTGGTCGATTATTACGACGCACAACTACACTGTAGGGCCCAGAATAAAGATGCCTAAATAAAGCTTTCTTCAGATTAAGGACACCCTCATAAACTTCATTAGATGACGTTCCGCGACCTGGAGTACTTCGTTGAACTTGTTGTGAAAGCTCAATATTCATTTGATATGCTCGACCTACATATACGGGAAGTGGGGTATTTTCAACTTCTTGAAAATAATTACCATCAATAGCTACAATAGTTTTATAAATACCACCTTCAAAAGTTACACCCACACCAACTATAGGAATAACTGTATAAGCATCATTATTCCATTCTGGAGGGAGTATAACATAACCATCTTCAAGCGAAGGATCATAATGCGGTAATGTAATCTGAGTCTGAAGACTGTTGATATTGTAATTGATATTGGCTGTTTTAACTAGACCATCAACCATTGGAGTAGCCAGTGGGACAGTTTCTAGTGAAGCTAAATAAACAACTAAACGAGTTTCTGAAGTTGATTCCGAAGGTCCTAAAGGCCTACGCGATACTAAATAAAGATCCTTTTCGTAGGACTTCATAGAAACAATGTTGTCTTCAGGAGCAAAAATCCATTTATAAAACGCATTTTGAATAACTTGATCGCCATTGGTTCTAAAGGTAAAGAAATACATTTGATTTGTATTATCTCCATCTACAAACATTAACGAATTAATAGCCGACGAAGCATTTACAGGTCCAAATGTACTAGGCAAGTAACCCTTACATTGCGTACTTACATCAATCGAAGTTGAGTATTCATCATTAAAAGAGCTGCCGCTTAGGTACATGTACATACGGCCTGCATCCATAAAGAAGATATTGTTACCCATTCGTTGGGGTTCTACAAGCTTAGAAGTCGAGTAGAACGATGTAGGTCGGAACTCAACATTGAATGGAGAAATACCTGTATCAATGGAGCCACCACGGACCTCAAACTGTACTGAACCAGAGCTAGCTACAAATAAGATTGTCTGGAAGGGTACAATATAGCTAAGTTTATTGTAGGCACCAACGCTAGCTTGGATATCAATTGGATCGGTTTCTACAACATTAGTAACATCATCTACCCAGAAGTTAAAGAAGCTGTTTGCTTTGCTAGCAAAGATTGTGTTGTCTGTAGCAATCCACATTCTATTTTTCCAAATAGCCATTGATTGGATGCGTTCTTTGCGCTCGAGCGCTTTTGGACCTGGGTTGCTTAGGCTTGTTCCTGCTCTTCTTGGGAACAAGGGCATATGAGCTACACGCCAGTTACCATCGGTTGCCGTATCTTTATAAATAATAATAGGCATTCTACGATGATCAATAACAGTATTTGGGCCTTCTGATCTTAGTCGCTCAAAGTATGGATTCTTTGAATAACGAGTAGCCCGATAGAATCCCGAAGGAAAGGTTAAGTATGAGTTACGGCAAAAGTAAACCTTACCAAAACCATCTGCAATAGAGGTTAAATCATCGCGTTCTTCAGCAGCAAGAGGTGAGGTAAATTGATAATGATCTTTAAAAAAATCTACACCAGCTACTTCATCAAATGGAATTAAACGCGGATCATCATAATAATGATGCATCATACGCTGAGCCTTATAGCCATTTGCATCTCTTACATCATTATAGACTTCTGATGCAGGATATTGTGGAACAATACTAAAGTTTTCTACATTTTGTCCTATTTCATTTTCTTCCAAAGTATCTGGATCTATTTCAAAATCGATATCATCTCGTACATTCCGCCAATAACCATTTCCAGGATTATTTGGATTGATAATGTCTTCATTGCTGGGAACTTGAGTATTGGGTAGATTTGCCACTTTGTAGTTAATAACGTCGCCTGAGTGAATAAATTCATCATTTGGAACTTGAGCAACCCAATTAGATGCTGTTTCACCATCTAAGTCTCCGTTGTCGGGCATGTAATCAATTGGAATAAGTTTATTCCATAAGATGCAGCCTACATTATAATCCATTGAGCCAAAGGTATTATCAATAGATGCAGCTGCAACATTGCTATAAACTTGGTTTGCGACACGATAAGACGATTCCGTATCTTTATTACCAAAGGTTAAGTACTCAAAAATTCCTCGGTTAAATCCACTAGTATTAGATTCCAGTCCTGCACTAATATCAACAGGTTCTTCCACCCACTCAGTGGGCTCTATTCTAAACACAGTAATAAAATGACTCAGGTTAATATCGACAAACACACCTGGCGATACTTCCTTACGGAATAATCCATAATCATCTCCCACTTGGGTAGGGTCCCAGGGATATCCTGCTCTATTAATAATAATACAATATCGACGAAAACCATCAATATCAAGGTAATGAAAATACAGGTTATCTGGATTAAAACCCGCGGGGGCATCCAAGTTAGATACGGGAAGATATGACGAGTCTGTAGGTCCTGCTTGTGTAGAATAAGCAACCCGACTGAGGGGTGGACGCTTTTCGACAGACTTCTCAACCGTTACCAAACAGTTATCGATATTTTCAGCCTCTGAAGTAAGACGCTTAGTAGGGGCCTGACGGCCAACGCCTCCTGATAGGGTATTGATTGTAAGTCTTGTCAATGGCATAATTAGAACCTCGTTCTTGTAAAGTATGGATCGTTGCTGAGAATACCCCGCCTATCAATAGCGGCTCTAGTACCAGGATCTCCACCAGCAAAAATAGATCTATGTTTCTTGAAAATGTCTCCTGCGCGACCGCGAGCAAGATGATACATCTCGCGTTGAGCAAGTCGCTTATCAACATCTAGATCACCCTGAGTTATCATTTGATACTCCCTAGCTGCTGTTTCCATTATTCCTCGCTGTAAAGCCGAGTCAATATCATCCCACCCAAAATAATTAGCAGCATTGCCAAGAGTAATAATAACTTCAATTTTTAACTCCTTTTCAAAAACATCTGTCTGCTTGGTGATGTTGAACAGCCTTGTTGGATTGGACTTAATTGTAGTCTGGATCACCTCCCCCGTCGTAGGATCAAACAAAGGCTCAACAACCTGGGCGTAACAAGCAGTAGAAGGTAACAGAATAGTTCCATTAACTTCAGGAGTATAGGTATCTACATATCTGTTGTTAGCTATGCCTCTCATCACAGCCGATTTAATTGACTGGTTTAAAATAAACTGGGCGACACTTGTATCGACCCCCGCCTCATTTTCTAAATCAGAAATCAGATGTTCACCAGAGGACAGCAGCATATGATTGATAGCTTCAGTATAGCTGTACAGTCCCATTACTTAGCTCCCTTCTTCCGATACGGAACTACTTTGTTGAGCAAGGCTTGTCGTTTCTCACAACCACAACCTGGCTTTTGTTTAATACCAATAGCTTTAGCCGCTTTTGCTATGGTATCTCCAAGACCACGACTAGGAATATTCTTATTCATTGTAATCTCCTTGGGAAAAAAATACCTAGAGGACCTTTCGGTCCCCTAGGCATTAGTTAGTTAGCACTAGAATTAAGTTCAATAAGTACCTTGAATTGCGCCGCAGAGTTCTGGGCGAAGGATACCAGCACCAGCCATAATTGAGCTGACGGTGAAGAATGTACCACGACGGACATCTTTGACGGTTTCAACCTTCATACCCTGTAGGCGTAGTGAGCAGACAGCTGAACGCTGCCAAATGAGTGCCTTAATTGGCTTAAGAGTCTGGCTTCCTGCTACAACACCATCATCACCAACAACAGTAGTACCAAGATCGCCAGTACCATCTCCAACATCACCGTTATACCAAGCAAAGTTATACTTAGCATCACCAAGATCACCAATAACAGTAACTTCATCAGCAGCTGCGTATTGACCAGTAACTAAGTCTAAACCAGAAGCAGCATTAGCATTTAAACCACTTTCAACCTTAGCGTGGTCAAGTTGAGCAAGGTGGTTGCTCTTAACAATCTTAACACCCATGTACTCAAGCATTTCACCAAGACCAAACATACCTGTGTTGAGCCCAGCACCAAGACCACCAGCCTCGGATACACCACCGAAGAATGGACGGCCAGCGCCACCAAGAAGGCCAGTAGCATCACGGGCAATACCAAGAGCACGGATGTCGTGGAAAGCCTGTGGAGTTACAGCGCAGTAGACTTCACCAAGGGTAGCGTCGATTTCGCTGAGACGAACCATGTAAAGCTCAATGTACTCAAGAAGCTTAAGAGCAGCATTAGTACGCTCAGTTTGGCTTGCACCGCGAAGACCAAGCTTATTAAATGCAGCATCTGGAGCTAAAACAACATTGCTTGAATGATTCATACCTGAGTAATCGCTTGAGAATGGACTACGATTAGCAGTAAAAGCACCCTTAGCAATCATACAAGCAATTTGCTTGTCGCGGATGTAGCTAAGCTGAAGACCAGCTTGGCGAGCTAACTCAGCGCGGTAATCCCACTGAGTAAGCATGAGGTGGATATCATCAAGCTCAAAGTAAGCGGCCATTGGACGCTGATCAAGTGAAATATCGAACCAACCTGGAGTTGAAATACCTTCATTACCGATAAGCTCTTCACCAGCTTCCCAAATACCTTTGTGTTGAACGGTACCAGTTACTGGGAAACGCTTAGTTGTACCTGACTCAATAGTTTCAGTAGTAACCATTGGCTCAAAAATATTGTACTGATCATAAGCATTAATGACCTCGCCTGACCAAATAGGAAGCCAGTACGAAGGATTGGTCGAGCCTGAAACTGAAGGAATGCTGGTAGCAGAAGCTGCTTGACCGCCTAACGGCCAACCATCATGTCCAACCATATTATCAGGAGCAGTACTACCAACGGCTGGAAGTGAATCAATAGGGAATAAATTTTGTGTATTTTCTGGCATGTTTGTTTCTCCTTATATAGAAACTCTCTATTATTATTAAACATTAAACAAAGGAGAAACCATCAATTGTTCCGTGTCCTAAGGGATTGTACGGAGTTAACGATTTCTAAACCCATACTTAGATGAATTAAAAACCATAGCTTCGACTGCTTTTCTATAATTTGAATCTACTCGGAACCGTGGGTCCCTGAGTGCAGCTTGTTGTTCAGCTAAGTTCTTAAATACTTGTACGGATTGTGGAACCTGAGAAGGATTTACACGATTAGGCAATGCCGCAGGTTCCTTCGGCTTTGCTGGATTTTGTTGCTCAAACCGAGCCTTGAGTCCAAGGAGGACATTCTTATAAGCATTGGTCTGTAAGGCACGATTAGTGGCAGCCACTTCTTCAGGAGTTAAAGACTCTTGAGCCCACTTGAAAAGGCGCTTCAGGTTGTCATTCCCTCCGACAACCGATGCTGCATCATTCCAAGATTGCTTGGCTAAAGCCTGGCGTCCCTTGATTAACTGCTCAATAATTACCTCATCAGCACCCATCTTTTCCTTAATCTCTCGTCTGGTAGCCTCGCTTACGGCACCCGTTGAGTCAATTTCCTTGCCCCAACGAAGCCAATCTTCCTGACTAACCTTATTAGAGGATAATTGAGGAGTAGGTGGTGTACTGATTTTTAGATCCTCTGGAATACCAGAAAGATCCTCGACTTGCTCTGGCTGAGCTTGAGCTGGGGGTGAGTCCACATAATTGGGATTGGTCACCCCGTTTTGATTGTACTGCTTCTTAAGAGAAGCAAGTTCCTGAGCTTTTTGAGTAGCCATCTTTTGGGCTTCTTTGAGACTGTTAAACCAATCCTCAGCCGACTTAAAGTTGCTGGGAATCTTCTGGCCTTGATCTTGCACATAGCGCATAAATGCGGCTCTTTCGTGTGCTGTAACAGGATCTTCAGTTGGTGTGGTATTAACGATCTCTGGCTGAGTCCCCTCAGGAAGGGATTGTTCAGCATTATTTAGTTCTGACATAAATACTCTCCTTTGATTGTTCGTTACTTCTTACGAGAACGAGTCTTAGGTTTGTTAGGTTTCTTAGTGTCTGGGGAAGGCCCAGTCCGTTGTTTTACATAATTTAGTTGATCTTTAGTTGTTTTACGACCATACATTACTTCATCTTCTTCTTAGTCATTGTCTTCTTTTTCTTAGCAGGGGCCTTCTTAGTGACCTTCTTCTTGGTCTTCTTTTTTGGCATTGGCATTTCATTGCCCATACCCATGCCCATACCGCCCATACCCATACCGCCCATTCCGAACATACTCATAGTTTCACCTCACTTTAGTTTTTTAAAAAGTTTAAGACCTGTTTTATGATAATTTTCCTCAAATGGACTGAGGTAGCCGTTTTGTTGAATATCGCCACCATATCGTAAAGTATCAATGGGGTCGACATTAATTAATTGTTGGATAATTTTATTAGAGACAAAATTATATCCTGCGTTACTTAAGTGAACAGTGTTTCCAGCTCCAGCATGGTAAAGATTTGAAGTTAACTCAGCAGAAGAAGTTAATGTGCTCATAGAAATAAAACTAAATTCAAAAAATCCTGAATTATTTATACCTACAGTATTTTGAGCAGTCCATTGAGTATAAGAAGTTGAAATATAATTTGCATCAGGAGGAGCTGTTGTTGAGGTAATAATACCTAAATCTTCTTCAGGGAATCCATTGCTTAACCATGCATTACGAATACTTGAAACAAGAGCTTGTACTCCTGTTAACCAATCAGCTGAAATTTCATTGCCATTAACACCTGAGTTTGTAAAGAATACAACTTTTCCAGAACCTCCAGCATATATTTGTCTGTCTCTAAGTTCTTTGACAAAAATCTTTAAAGTAGAAGACTCAGTTTCTTGAATTGCTGCTTTAATGTTTGTATTTGTTTGTCCGCCACTACGATGTAAGTAAGACGAAACAGAAAAACCTTTAGTATTCTGTTTTACTACAGACTCAAATAAGAAACCGCAAGGTGAAGTTGCAGCTGTAGAGCCAGCAAATTTACTGCATCGAATGTTAAGATTATTTTTGTCTGAAGGTGTTGCAGATAACTCAAGGATTTCATATAAAGCACCACTTACGTTTCGTGTAGAGTTAACTGTAGTAGTAGATAATGTAATTCCAGAAGTTAAATAAATACGGGGGTAAAATAAACCACCTGAGGGAAATGTAGCATATCCAACACGATAAGTAATTGGTACTTTAATGCCAAATACAGACGATACTTCAATATAATATGAACCGCTAGTAACAGCACCCGTATCTAAAAACGACCAATCTAGTCTTGTATTGCCGCCTGATGGAGATAACTCATTACTAGATCCTGAATTCCATAAAGCTGAAATTTCTGTATATTCTGTTTCATTTCCTGGAATAAGCCAACTAACGCCGCTTTGATTAGCGGTTCGCCCAGGATCTACAGTTGTAACGCCAGCTTCACTCATGTATTTATAAGAACCTGGAGCAGCAGCAGTTCGACTCAGACAAGGAATAAGATTTGAAGCATACACAGGAACTCCTAAACTAATTAGAGTATTGCATATACCATTAGCATAACCATAAATTCCTGTTGTTACACTATATCCTACATTAGAATCACCAATTAAAACAATATCTAAAGAATCTTCTCCATTAATAAGATTTTCAAACATTTGTTTTACTTTAGTATTACCATGAAAGGATAAATTTAAAGCATTTAAACGACTAATAAATGTATCAGGAGGAACAAAAGAAAAAGTATCATTATTTCCTAGAAAAATATAGCCATATCCTGGAAGATTAATAACATCAATAGGAGTATTACTGACTAGTTTTTTAAATGAAAAAGTTGGAGTAAATACAGTGCTATTATTGATATTAGTAAAATCAATATATAACCCCCTAGACATTGCAAAACCCTGAGCTGGTGTAATTAATCCCATTAGATTACCTCACTTAAGTTTCTTAAAAATACCACGACCTGTGGTGTGGTAATTTAATTCAGCAGTTGAAAGAGAACCATCTAATGGTCCAGTACCACCAATGTAGCCACCTTCAATGTAATCAAGAACACCATTATTTCCTGCATCAGTTGAAGTGGTTACAAGAGTAAAAGTTAGTGCATTTAAATTACCAATAACTGGAATTGTCGGTAAATCAACGCTACCTGTAAAAAGCCAATTATATTTGTCAGTGCCTGTTAAGCTTGAGTTAATGTCAAATGTTGTGTTATTAGCAAGATTAGCTGGATCAACATAAGCACCCAAAACTAAAGCAAAGGCTTGTTCTTTTGAAATTGCTGGCATTGTTATTCTCCTTAATATTCAATAGCGTAAAACGCAATAGATTCTGTATTATCTCCACCAGTAAGAACAGTACCAGCAGTAGCCTGTGCAATAGCTACAAACTGTCCTGCTGGCACAATTACACTTAAAGCACCAATAGACATATGAGCATGATTGTAATCAGTATTAGCTCCATGTGAAGTAGCTACAACAAAATGAGTACAGCCTTGAGGAACCGTAGTTGTGTCTGTATTTTCAAAACTTTCTTCACTTGCTAAGAACCTAAATTTATGCATTACTTTTTACCTCCGCAGCCACAGCCTGCTTTCTTTTTCTTTGACATTTTTTTCTTAGCCATTATTTCTTTCCTTTCTTTTTAGACTCCCAAGAAACTGGCTTAGAGCTTTTTTTAGCTTTGACGCCTTTACTTGTACATTGAGCTTTTGTAGGACGGCAGGCTGGATAGGATCCACCTTCTGATCGCGATTTGCGACCACAGGGACCACCTGTTTTACAATTTACCCAGCCTTTACCTTTGTTTCGTTTAAACCAACCATGTAAACCTTGTTTCTTTTCTAGAGAAAAGTCAGCCATATCAATAACCCTTGGTCATTTTCTTGCCTGTTTTCTTAGCTTCAGCCTTAGCTGCAGCTTTACCTTTGGCAGTATATGGGAATTTCTTTTTACCTACTTTTGGCATTTGACTTTCCTCCTTTCTTGGACTTATTGCCCCAGTTAGCGGCTCCAACCTTACGACATTTGACCATAGCTCCAGAAGCATAAGCACTGTGCTTGCCTCCGTAAGCTCTCATAACCTTGTTGTAACACGCATCTTTGGGCATAGTTCTCTCCTAAAACAGTTTTCTATTACCTTGGTTATTTATTGAACCCTTTTAGGGTCTTAGCAAGGTTACATTGACGTTTAGTTTGGGTCGTTAATTTTGAACCTTTGCAGTACTCAGAAATTGATTTTCCTGAAGCTTTGGCTTTTTTAGTTAGAGCTCCAGGGCGTTTAATTGCTTTTTGAATCCATTTCTTTTTAGCTGCCATTTTATACTCCTATAAAAAAAGTAAAATCAACCACCCAATATTTCGTCTGCTCGTTCACGGGTTAACAGTCCGCTTGATACTAGATAGTCCATTCCAGCGATTGTAATTGGATCAGTGTTTATGATTTC